TCGCTTACAGTGTGCAAAGTCAATGGAGTTGAATGGACTATGGGAGGTTTTGAGATTTTTTCTCTGCCTGCCGTTGACAAACAACTCAGTGCTTGCTCGATGATGGATGCTTTTGTGGATGTTTTTGAGTGGTGTGCAACAACTGGATATAAGATTATTGAGCAAAAATCTTTAAATCCAATCTTCTATTCGGATAATAGAATGGAAGAATACAATGAGCAGTATTTACATGCAACTGCTCATGCCGATTCGATTTTGAATGGCAACAGTGGGGATGTTAGTGAATTTGAGGGCAAAGTTGATGCCCTCATTATCGCAACTGAACACTTTCGTAAGCTTAAAGCCAACATATCTCTCAATTTGTGGCTACAAGAACGATATAGTGTTTTAATATCCCTCAAGGAACGTATTATCTCTAAGCAGAGAAATACGGCCATTCGCTTTCGACCGATGGGTATAGGTCTTACTGGACCCTCAGGTGTGGGTAAATCCACATTGGCAAAAATTGTGATGAAGGTTTCTTTAATCGCTATGGGTTTTGATTATGATCCCAATAGAATTATCACAAAAGACATGTTCGACAAATACGATTCCGTGATGACATCTGATGTATTGGGATTGTTTATGGACGATGTTGGCAACGGCAAAGCGCAGTTTGTCATCACCAGTCCAACTGATGTAATCATTAAGTTTTTCAACAATATGGCCGCCACTGCAGTTAAGGCGGAATTGTCTGGAAAAGGAGTGGTTTTCATCAATTTCAAAGTCGGCGTGTTAACTTCCAATCACAAGGATTACGGTGTACATCTGTACACTGACATCGTTGAGGCTTCTCTTTCTCGGCTCATTCACACAAGAGTTGAAGTTAAAAAGAAGTACAGGAAGAAAAATTCTGTTGCGTTGGACCCATCACATCCTGATTTGCATGAAGCCAAGCTCACGCACGACATTTGGAATTTGACTATTGAACAGAGCGAGTTATATCCCTCATCACCTGTCAAAAATATTCACAGATTTGCCCCAGTTTATGTGAAACTAAATGGCAAATATATCAAGTGTACCAATCTTGATTTGAAAACATATTTGAGATGCATTGTGATTCTATCGAGGAAACACAAGGCTGCTCAATATGATGTGATTCGTCGCGCTAAGGAGTTTGATGAAGCTCCTTGTTGTACAAGGTGTAGTTTAGTCACAGAGTTGTGTGACTGTCCGGTTATAAAGGATGAACCACCGGAGCTAACAGATAGTGATGTTGAGGATGATGAGATTGAACCTCATTCGTCTGAACTTGTGAACGGCATAGTGACTGACATAGTTACAACAGCCACGAAAACTTGGTTTGGAAATTTCTTCGGACCTTTTGCCACCGTAAAATGGTGGCTAGGTTTTCGACCAGTGAACAAGCTCACAACTAATTATCTTGCGGGAGAATTATCAAATGCTATGACGGAATCAACTACGCCATTATTCCTAGCATTAACTCCCTCGTGCGTGTACAACAGCACACCTTTTAAGTACGTCAGGTACAGATGGCAAAAATCTGCAGTACTGTATAATTTGCGACCTTGGATGAAGGGGGTTGCTCTTTTTGGTGTGGCTTCATGTTCCATATCGGCATACAAGGACAGAAAAGATTGGTTCGCACT